TTGAAGGCGCACAAGGTCTTGCATCAACTGATGCTGGTATTGCAAGCGTTGTTCAGGCAACTGTTCGTAGTCTAACTGCTGCTGGTAACAACAGCGTTGATTGCAGCGGTTCGATGTTCACAAACAAGGGCTTTAAGCTAAGCTACGTATAATATATCCTAGATATATTACAAAGTTCAAGGGCGGGCAACCGCCCTTTTTCTTTGCGTAAAATACCTGATAATAAGTAAAATAATGATTAGATGTTTAACGCTATTTGATATTGCCAGAAATGGTGATTATCACGCACAAAATCAATTAAAAAATTGGCACACCCTAATGCAAGCAATTGGTTTAAAATCTATTCCTACAATTGAAGCATATCCTACAAAAATTTTTCGTAATATAGATAGCATGGGCTTTGGTAAAAATTATACTGGTTTTCAAAATTTATGGATTTTTGATTTTAATTCAGATAATTTTAAAAATGACGCAGAAACTCTAGGTAGTATTGATGCTATACCAATGATTCTTGGTCTTGAAGAAACCGCACCAAATATTAAAAATTATACGGTTGTAAGTGGTGAAAATCAAAATATCTGCTTTCTATTCTTGTAAGTGTCATAATAAATAATATTTGCAATGCATGGAGTTGTTATGGCAAAGAAACCATATGATATAGAACGTCAAAGTTTAGAAGCGCATGTCGATATCTGTGCAGAGCGTTATGAACAAATGGATAATAAAATGGACGCTATGGAATTAAGACTTGCAAAGGTTGAATCCATAGTCAGCGAAATTAAATCTATGTTAATCGAAAAAGAAACTTTGGCTTATAAAAAACTCGTTGGCTTAGGAATTGGCATTATTGGCTCACTATTAACGGCACTTTTAGGACTTATAATTTATGTTGCAAAAGCGCATAGTTAATTGACATTTAGGTTGGCATTAGCTATTATAATATTATGATAGATGAAAACTCGACCCTAAACAAAATCAAAAAATTCGTCACGGAAGAATACAATCATTTGCCCCAGAAGGGCGCAGTGATTGTAAAATCCGTGGGGAATGGATATCAAGTTAATAACATAAGTGTAAAACTTAATGATAATAATTGGCAAGTAATTAAAGACAACTCAGTCATTGCATCATTGCGACAAAGACGAGTTGCTATATTACTTGCAGCACTGGTAAGTAAAAAATATAACCGTTATCTAGACACTGCAACTAGTATAGATAAACAGTTAGATATCTATCTTGCTGATAAGCAATTATATTCTATAAGACATAAGAATAATCCAGACAACCTTGTTTATTTGCATAGACTTGATAATGTGGAAAATAAATTATCTTTACTTGATGACCAACTACACGAATTAGAGAAAACTGTCTCTCTGCAATAAATACTATTAAATGTAAGGACAACACTATGTTTGTTAAAGAATTTGGTCAGGTAAGTGCTGTAGAACTTAATCAGCAATTGGACAAAGTTTATAAGTGGAAGCTTGATCTTAATAAGATCAATGAAGGCGATGCTTCAAGCATGCTAAGAACTCTTTCCGATAAGATTAAAAATATTCGTAGCACGAGTGCTGCACATCATGCTGAGCGCAATCCGCAATATATGGAAGCAGTTATGGTCAGTAAAGTTTTAGAAAGTTGGAAAAGCGAAATGGCACAAGGTCGCAAAATTATTGCAGAAAAAATGGCAGCAATTACTGATTATTGCACAATCAATCTTAACGAACGTGAACTTACGCCAAGTGAACTTAAAAAACGTGAGCATTATGCAATGGCTTTAAAGGGCAAAAAAGGCGATTTTGAAAAGCGTTATGGCAAGCGTGGTCAGGAAGTTATGTATGCTACTGCTACTAAGATGGCAAAGAATGAAAGCATCAATCTTCCACCAGCACTAACTGAAAGTGAAATTGAACAAGCACGTGTTACAATGGCTCAGCGTGATCTTGCTGATAGTGTTCAGGATTTAGTAAGCAAGATTAGCGATATGCAAAATGAAAAACTTCCTGCACTAGTAAGTGCAATGAAGGATGAAATGGGCATTGAACAGGCAAATCAATTTAATGGTGCTGCAAGTTCTGCCTTACAAACCCTACTAGATGCTGCAAACTCTGCTCGTGATTCTTTAGATAATGCAAGTCGTGGTCAATTGGGTGCCATGGGTGCTGAAACTCCAGCAGAACCTGCTGTTGCACCTGAAATGGATGCACAAGTAGGCGGCGGCGAAGCGCCTGAACCAGAAAGTGATTTTAATACTGCTGATGCTGCAACTGGCGGTCCTGCTGAAATGGGTCGTGGCTTGCGAGCATAAAATGAAATTACTTGAGGTTGCTCCAGATTTTGTTAAAAGTGAAGCAGGCGTCTTTATGACCATACTGCAACTGTTGCAATCCAAAACAAAACCAGGCATTAAAATTCCAATTAATAATATTTCAAAATTAATGAATAATGCTGGCTACGCATTTTCGCATGACAATATAAAAGAATTAATAAACAATAATGCTGCTTTAAAAGATATGATTAGCGATTATAGCAAAGATTACATTGTAATTGGTAAAGAATCAATCGCTAACAAAGAACCAGATGAAAAAGATGCTGAAAAGCAAGCATCAACCGTTGATAAAATGGCAAAAAATGCAGCACAAAATCCAACTCAACCTGACGTTGCACCACCACAGTTTTAATCTAAATACTTAATGCGTGTAGGTGATTTAGAGCAATTAACAAAATTTCACAGTAAACTTAACCCACAACTGTGGGAAAATAATCGTTTACGACCGCAAGTTCGTCTTGCACTTTTTAAAATTGCAAAAGAATTTCTTAACTTTATTAACATTCCAGATATTAGATTAACTGATATTACAATTAGTGGCAGCAATGCTTCATTTAATTATACTCCAGTAAGTGATATTGATTTGCACTTAATCACTGATGTAAACGGTCCATGTGAAGTTGACATTAAACAAATGTTCATGGCAAAGAAAAGCGCATTTAATGATCAACATGATATTACGATTTTTGGTCACGCAGTTGAAGTATATGTACAAAATAGTGATGAAAAACACATTTCTAATGGCATATACAGTGTTTTTAATGATAACTGGGTAAAGTTTCCAAAAAAGATTACTGCTCAACCAGATACAAGTAATATAGAAGACAAGTATGAATACTTGCACAATGAAATTGATCAAGCTGTTGATAGTGGTGATCGTGAAACAATTGATCGTTTAAAGAAAAAGATAAAGACTATGCGTCAAAGTGGTCTTGAACGTGATGGCGAATACGGCGTTGACAATCTTGCTTTTAAATTATTGCGTAATGCAGGCGATATAGAAAAACTTTATAATGCTGGTATACAAGCAACAGATACTGAACTTAGTCTTGAAGAAGGTAACCAATTTACAGGCGCATTGGCTGCTGCACGTGCTGCTGGTCTAAGTGAATTTACTGTTGGTGACAAAGTTTTTAAAGTTAAAAAGAACAAAAAAGTAGTAAAAGAAGCTGAACTAACAGAAAAATGGAGCAAAAAATATAAACGCAGCATTGATTGCTCTCATCCAAAAGGTTTTAGTCAAAAAGCACACTGTGCTGGTCGTCGTAAAAAGAAATAAATAATACGGAGACATAAATGTTTAATGCCACAAATGCAAGAATTGCTAGTATTGATAGTGTAGTTGTTGAAACCGAACTTGCCTTAATTAATATTAATATTGTAAACGCAGTTGATAACAATAAAACTTCAGTTATAATTGGTGGTAATACCAGAACAGTATTTGGTTCTAATGTTATTGTTGGTACACCAATGACTCTTGATGCAAATTATTATAGCAGTTGGCAAACAATTACTGCAAATAATCTGTGCTCAGGTCAAATGCAAAGCATTTTAGATAATTTTAATACTCTTGGATATACAGTAAGTCGTCAAAGTAGTGATGGTACCCACATTTACTGGCAAATTAGCTGGTAATTTTACTTGACAATTTGCAATTTTATGTTAATATACTATTATGACAAATTCATATGTAGTGCATAATTCGTTGTTTGATTATAAAAAAATCACTCGCAAAGAAACTGATGAGGGCAGAAGATATCAAACCCCTGATGGCGATGTAGTTGCTAGTGTAACTACAATTCTAGATAAAACAAAATCAAAAGAAAAAATGCAAGCACTCTATGAGTGGAAGCAGCGTGTTGGTGTTGAAAAAGCACAAGCAATTACCACAGAAGCCGCTGGTCGTGGTACTAGTATGCACAAACAATTAGAAAACTGGCTTGAAACTGGTGAGTTAAAAACAGGTGGCAATCTTGTTCATCAACAACCAGCTAAGATGGCAAACATAATCATTGATGAGTATCTTAAAGGTCAATTACAAGAATATTGGGGTATGGAAACTGCTCTTTACTATCCACAACTATATGCGGGCACAACTGACCTTGTGGGTGTTTATAATGGTAAACCAAGTATTATTGATTATAAACAAACAAATAAGCCAAAGAAAACCGAATGGATTCATGATTATTTCATTCAAGGTGCTGCATACGCCGCTGCTCACAACGAGTTATTTGGCACTGATATTAAACAAATTGTTATCTTAATGTGCAGTAAAGATTGTGAACCACAACGTTGGATTATCAATGGTGATGAATTTGATAAATGGACACATGTATGGTGGGACAGAGTTTGGGAGTTCTATGCGGATAAACCATAAATATCCTTAAAGCAGGATACTTATTGTGAGCATCGTACAAATTTCAAGAATACAACACCGTAGCGGTTTATATGAAAATCTACCACAGTTAAGCAAAGGTGAATTAGGTTTTAGTGTAGACACTCGTCAATTATTCATTGGCAATGGTCTTATTACGGATGGCGCACCAGCAACTGGTAACACCCAAATATTAACTGAATATAGTGATATTTTAAATTTAGCTAATACCTATTCATTTCAAAATAGCGATGCGGGTTATAATCCACAAACTGGCAATGCAAAACCCCAATATAATGCTATCGCTTATAATGGAACTACCTATGTTGTAGTTGGTACTGGCGGAAATATATTAACAAGCATTAATGGAACAACATGGAATAGCACAGTAAGTGGTACTACTAGCAATTTGCTTGATATTACATATGGTGCAGGCATTTTTGTTGCAGTAGGCGCAAATGGAACTATAGTTTATAGTTCGAATGGTACAGTGTGGTCACAAAGTGGGGCGGTTTCTTACACAAATATAAATGCCATCACTTATGGTGGTGGAAAATTTGTTATCGTCACACTTCTTGGAGGAATTTATACAAGCACTAATGGTATCACTTGGACTAGTGCTAATACTTTTACTACAACGGCTACTACTACTTCTAGTTCAAATATTATTACGGTAACAAGTGCTACGGGCATAGTAGTTAACCAAAGTGTGTTTGGTCTTGGCATACCACCAAATACAACAGTAACAAATGTAGCTGGCACTAGTATTACTATTAGTAATAATGCTACTTTAAGTGGTACAGGTGTTTCTGTTACATTTGGTATCGGTACACTTTCTAATGCGCTTAATGGTGTTGCATATGGAAATAGCAAATATGTTGCAGTTGGTCACAATGGGCTAGTTGCATATAGCAGTGATGCTGTAACATGGTCAACTAAAAATATAACCTTCCAAGATTTATTAAATGTTAGATATATCAGTGATAGCGCAAGCAGTTTTGTAGCCTCTGGCGCAAATAACAAAGTATTTTATAGTAGCGATGGTATTACATGGAACCGTGGTTTAGTTGATGCATTCGTAAGCAGTACAACTGATGGTTCATATGCCTATTCAATTACAAGTTGGGGCGATGTTTATAAAAGTAGCACTGCTGGTTCATTAACATATATTAGTAATATTCTTGGAACTGCTGGTGGCAATCCCGGAGTTGGGGAAAATTTCACTTATATCTATCATAATGGGCATGGGTTATTTACAGTTCTTAATGGAAGTGGCGAAATCTATACTAGTACGAATGGCACCTCGTGGACAAGCAGAACAAGTGGTGTGACTACTGGATTAAATGGTGTTTGGTATGATAATACAAGTACTACATGGACCATTGTTGGTGACAGTGGTGTTATTTTAACTAGCACCAATGGTACTTCCTTTACAAGCAGAACAAGCGGCACAACAAATAATTTATTAGCAGTAACTAATGCAGCCGGTACTACATGGATTGCGGTTGGTGTAAGTGGAACTGTAGTTAACAGCCCAAATGCCACAACCTGGACAGTAGGCAGTAGTGGTATATCAAATGATCTTCGTGCAATTACTGTTGCGAATTTAGGAGGCGGAAGTTATAATGCTATTGCAGTGGGCACAGGCGGTATAGGTATTGCTACTACACAATTTTCAACTTATACTTCTTGGACAAGTGCAATAAACAACAGTGCTACCGATCCATATGGCAATACAGTAACGCTTTCTGATTTAAATTCTATCACTTATCAAAC